GAAGATTCTTTTTTTAGCGTTTTCGCGATCTTTTGACCTAACAAATACGTTCTTTAGGTTCCAATCGTGAAGATCTTCTTCTGGCTGTGTTTGTCCCAGCAATGCTAGAGCCACTCTTAGTTCGCAAGCATTAAAATCTATTTCAAAAAGCCAGTCATTTTCGGGTTTCAAAACGTTGCGATACTTTTTAGCCAATGTCATTACTGGGAATGAATTTTTCCTTGTACTCAAGCGACCAGTTTTCGTCTTGAATTGGTTATAAGAAATAAACCTATCGCACTGATCTAAGGCTTCATATGCGTTCTTGTCCTGCACATTGGTTATAACAATTTTTTCTGGGTCTATACTCAAAGGCTGAAATTTGATGTCCGTTATCATTTTTTCTATTTTTAACAAAAGATCGTAGTTTTCTGGCTTCGGATTATTGTCAAAAACATGAGTACAGATGTCGTTTTTGACCTGTGCCCAAGTTCTTAACATGTGCTCTGGAATCAAGTCATACATACACACATCTTTCAAGTTTAGCCCAGTGTTTGATGCAGACTTTAACACGGCTTTAATTCTTGACTGTGCCTTGTCAAGATCTTTCTTTTGTTGTTCGGAACAAGCCTCATCTAGCGTTTTGCCAGAAACAAAAAGGTTCGCATAGTCGATGCTTTTATTTTTTAAGTAGTTTGCATATGACCATGTTTGGGTACAATCTGGTGTCAGGTCTTTGGAAAATCTTTCATCCCTGTAGACCATAAAACAATCTCTTTTTTCATCAAACGTTTGAAATAGCATTGTAAGTATTATACATAGTTTTATTTCTTAATCAAGGAAAAAAGATGATCTCTTCTCCATCTTTCTTATATATGTTTGAATTTATTAGCTTTAAATCAATGTAATCCAAAGCATGTTTTGTGCCCTTCAAATTATAATAATCAACAACATTCTGTACAAGATCACTGTAGCGATCTTCTTTCTCATTTTCTATCAGTCGTATGCGAAAATATAATTTTAAGAAATACTCATCGCCGTGGCTTGTCTCAAAAACACGACGGGCTTTGGGTGGCACTTCAACAGGCTGTTCTTTCACAAGTTTTGTTTCATAATCTGAAAAAATTGGGGAGCCATATTTTACTGACTTTAGGCGAACGGTTGTTTTGTCGTATGTTGAGTTTACTGAGTAATGGCTTGTGTAGAGCATATACAAATAAACTTTAAAGTTGTGGTAATCTATCTCAGATGCAGAATAATAACATTTATCAAACAAGTGACTTCCTTGCAAATGAACATTATATTTTTTCGCATAATCTATCATTGGATTGTTGTCGCCATTAGGCAGTGTTGAAGTGGTTAAGTCCGCAATAAGCTGCCAAGGGGCATGCTTATTTATCCTAAATCCAAAGTTTCTACAAGAATCGATAAAGTTCAAATATTCAAATTTTTCTAAGTACTCTTTGACCTTGTAGCCGTTGTCGCCATGATCATCTGACATCAAATCAATCACAAGTCCTGATATTTTATTGGTGCAGTTGCTGCTTACTATAAATTCATTTTGAGTGATGGAGACATCCGGGGCTACAGTTCTCACAAATCTCAAATATTCTCTAACAAACGTGTTGAAAGAATCAATTTTTTTGCCCACCAGATATTCATTTAAAAATGGATTAAAGATGTAGTCCTCAAAGTAATTGTCATATTCGACAGGAAGTGATTTCCAAGCTCTTTTCGGAGAAAAATCATTAAAAAAATCAGACGGATACAGGTTTCTATCCTTAGCCCTTTGTATAAATGATTGCAAGTCAGAAAACGCTTCTGCGACAAAGTTCAAAGCCTTAAATTGTTTTTTTTCATCTAGCGGGGCAAGGTATTCTTCTTTTGGATATACAGCAACCCCTTTGGTATTTATCTTGCCAAAATATGGCCTTTTGTACCAAATATCATAAATCCTATTTTTCGGAGCAACAGGGAAAACTTTATCATATTCCTCTTTGCTCTTAAAAAATTCTGACGCGGTTGAAGAATTATTACTGAACATATAATATATAGAATTCCTTGGCTATTTCTTTTTGCCCGTTGCGGGTTTTGGCTTCTTTTTCGTCTTTTTGGGAGTCGAAGTTTTACTTTTGCTTTTCTTTTTGTCTGGCTTTGTCTTTTTGGCGTCTGCTGGTTTTGCGTCCTTGTTTGGGCTACCAACAGAGTTGCTTTTCGCCTCGGACATCAAAGCAGCGTCAGCTGGCGCTGGGGGCTCAAACTTAGAAATCGATGTTTCATATGTTTTGCTTTTAAGGTCCCCAAAAGACATTAAATCATAATTTGTTGTCCAAGAATTTCCAACAATTTTATGTTCAAGCTTATGTATATAATACATACCGGAAAAGAACAACAAATTGTTCTTTTTTTGAAAGAAGCCACCGTCTACGAATCGAGAATCAATATTGATTTTGTCACTCAAATTCAAGAAAGGGTTGCCAACCATTTCTAAATTAGCAGACATTCTAGACGTAACCATAACAGAATCATCTTCCCCAATTGAATCTTTAGTCCCTCTCGAAAGATTATATTGCTTGGCAATTTCAAATTCTGCCAGACGACCAGTTCTCGTTGGTCTGTATGAAATTGTTTTCATTGGACCCTTATCCGGCCCCCCTATAAACAACGTGGGTATATTTAATTTTTCACGCGCTTTTTTGGTTAAATTTTTATCATAAAGAACATTTTTTATCATAATAAAATCTTTAACTCTTCTGGTGTCCTCGGAGCCCATGTGTTCAGCGAAGTTTTTAATTATTTTAGTGTTTTTATCAACTGTGTCTTCATCCAGCGTATAAGCTTGACTACCAACATAATATTGTACATCTCTGCCTGTTTTCTCCTTTTCACCGCTTAAAACTTTAGAGTCAAAAAATCTTTTCATGAAGTCACTCAAGAACCATCTTAAGTTTATTACTTTAGCCCCACTGCTATATATGTGCTTGTTGAGTTCAAATAAAAACATGTCCATGGAGATTGGAGTATTAACAATGTTATAAATTTTTTTCATGTCCTTGTTCTTGATAAAAACTGTTGGACCCAGAAGTAAATTAAATGCATCTTCCCCCAAGAAATCTAAATCTTGTCCGATTCCTCCGCCAACTTTATTATTTAACATAACATCCAAAAGATCCCCGAAATAGAAAAATTTTATTTTTTCAAATTTTGAATCTGTGTCGCTTTTGTCGCCTTTAAACCTTTTTATTCTAAAATTGCCACCATTAAAGACCACTTCGCTTGTCTTGTTTAACACATCCTCTGGTGGGAGCTTCTGGGATTTCTTTTCTTTTGGCACAACATCAAGCTTTGATAAATCAACAAATTCATCTTGAGCTATCTTTTTGATATACCTCTTGTATTGTTCGTTATTCATTTCAAGATAATATAATTTTCCCAACTCATAGAGGGCGGCAACAAAAGAAAAGACAGGAGGAACAGAACGCAAGGTGCTGGCCAATTGTGCTTTACGCTGAAGTTCATCAATCTCTTTACTAAGTTCAGCAATCTGACCAGCATGATTTGCTGAACTTGGTTTTTGTGGCTTCTCTTGTTGTTTCTTTTTGTCGGCTTCGTTTTTTGCCATCAGCTTGTCTAGATTAGAAATCTTTTCTTTTAGTTCTTGAGAAGAATATTCACTTTCATTATCAATAACAAGCATATTCGCACCCTGACGAATAGTCTTATAATATTTTGGGTTTAACAAATTAATGTCCTCGCTCATAATTTCGGAACGACCCTCTAGTTGGGTGGTAATGGTCAAAGTTCCATCCTCATTGTAGGTGAGATTTGTTTTACCCGCATTTGGCTTAACATCCAATATTAATTTCTTTGTTGCCAGTCCCTCTAGGCCAAGATCTGCATTGTCCGGTATTCCATAGCTTATTTCTATTATAATTTTATACCCCCTTTGTACAGGGGATGCAACCAAGTCTTTATATTGTATATCTTCGGTTTCATGCAAATCTTTAAAAAGCATTTTTGGATCCTGCAATTGCATTGTTAAGTTAACACTGATTGCATTTGTAGAGGCCGGAGTTATTGCTTTTCCGCCAATACCTCGATAATTAATTGTGAGGCTCTTCAAACCTACCACCGGACCCATAAACCTATCCGTTATAAACGGAGGGTCTTTGCCTATATATTTAACCGGGTCCTCAAAGCTTGAAAAATCCATTTTATTATCAAAAGGAAAATCAATTTTCTTTTCCTTTGAACCGCTTTTAAAGACCTTAAAGATCTTAACCATTGGAGTTAAAAGATTTAACTGTAGCGGAGTTGCTCCAAAAAACCTTAAAGTTTCGGCGGGTGTGGTTTGTGCCGGAGCAAGGTATGGGTTCTCATCAAGATAATAGATGTACTTATTATCTGGCCGCTTATCGTTGTAAAAGTCATAAATCTCATCATAATATCCTAAAAGTTTTTGATGATTTTTCGCAGATGAACCTACTGAAACAATATATTCTGATATGGAAGGTTTTGCCATCTATTCTCCCTCAAAAAATTCTAAAACCCTTGACAAAGGAGTTGGAATATAAATAGTGTCTCCTAAGTTTACTAAATTTTCCATTGGCTTTTGATTGAACTGAGCTATTACCCACCAGTATGTTGGATCGCCGTAATATTTCTGGGCATACTTATAAAATCGATCTCCTGTTTTGTATGTTTCCACGTTTACAGTAATTCCATCCATGTCCTCGGGCTCGGGATAGTGAAACTCCGGTGTAGAAAAGTGCTTTATAAAGTTAACTTTTCTTTTTTTAAGTTGTTCTACATATCTGTCATCTTGATTTGTAAAGATAGCTCTATTCCTAAAACGTGAAGTCATTACTTCGCTCCCTTCTTAGTTGGATTGTCAGTTTTTTTTGTGCCTAACTTGCACTTGCCAGACTGAGCCGCCGAGGTCACAAGTTTTGCTGGTCCCGGTACCTTAGCCATGGCGGAGCCAAGGGCATCTGCTCCAATTTTTCCGGGGCCGTCAGCCGTTTGATTTATAACAATTCCTGTATTTAAAGGCCAATTTGTTCTTCCGTCCCCGGCAAATTTTCCATCATACCAGCCCACAACATGATCATGTACAACAGTGAAATCTATGTTAACTCTATAAGATACCGGTAGATTGGTATCGCTCAACCCGTAAGTTATATTTTCTCCCATTATTGATCCTTGTCCACTAAAATCAACTTGAAGACCTGACATAAAACCAGTAAGACCTTTTCTTTGGCCCTTACTAAAGTCTCCAATCAAATCTCCGTATAAGATTCTAAAGTAAGGAGGCGTTTTAATGACGCTTGTGCCCTGCAAACCTGTGTTGGTATATGCAGGATAAACCAATTGCTGTAATAAATTTGCTGTCATTGCGTTGCTTGATACTGCATTGGCACCATTTAATATGTGGCTCTTTACCATGTTAAACCTGATTGAAACAGTTCTTTGGGTTCCTGTATATTTGGCAAGACCCTCGGCTCGGCCATAAAAACCTCCTTCGGGGCTCATTCCCACGTTTACAGAGTTTGAAATTACAAGATCCAGTGGCTCAATTAGAAGAATTATGGTTTCACCATTTATTTTGGTATGAATAGGTTCGATTTCTAAAAGTTCAACACTTTCATCTATCGGACCCTTCACAGTGCCCCCAGCAAAAAGTGACGAAACTTTTTTAATATTTTTAGCTATTTTTTTAAAATCTGCCAACTCTTATGGTCTCCCTAAGTCATCATGGGCAGCGAATCTCGCAAAGTTGCAAGATCTATGTCTGCTCGAAGGCGTAATGTGCGTGAGCCCTTATCAAACTCAGGCTTTAAGTCAAGGGAAGCAGTCTCTCCCTCTTTTTTCTCTTTATCCTCCGAATTAAGTTTTTCTTGAGCAGCTTTCCAAACATTAAATAATTGTTTCTGAAGATCGATCGCCTTCTGGTTCATCTTCCCCAGCTCCGTATGGATTATTCTCATTTGCGCTGGGAGGTTCTTTTTGCCAAATAAAATAGTACCAATAAATCCTTGATCTTTGTCGCCTTTGGTTACGGCGAATGCATCTCTGGCGTCAATAATAGAACGCAAACTTGCTGCTGCCGAAGCGTTTGTTTTAGCAAACCCCCTCATCGCGGTGGTGGCTGGGTGTATCCATTTTTTAAGGTTCGTCATATAGCTTTTCATCGCAGTCCCTTGTTTTACCATTGTGTTCTGTGCGGTGGCCAGCGCCACGGCTTGGCTTTCAGCGGTTGTCATAGAGTCTTTTAGACGATCGGATAGCTCTTCTTGGCCTTTTCCGGTGTTTTTAATCCTTTCTTTAAACATCTCATCAACAGTCATGCCGCTATTCAACAAAGCGTTCATTTCTTCTTCTGATATTTTTGCTGCGTCGGCCAGTGTCTGAATCATATATCGCCTTTCTTGACCACTTTCTGCAATAGTTACTCTACCCTCTGCGACAGCTGTTTGGATCTCAGTCAATACTTTTTTAACCCTGTCGGCGGGATCGGCAGCGATCATTTCATCAATGCCAAGATTTGTTCCCCTAAGAACAGCATTTAAGTCGCCAACCATGTTTGCGGCGCCTTCAATAGTATCAAACCCCTTGCTCATATCCAAAAAAGACTTCATGCTAACAGTCGTATTAAACTGCGCGGCTGCTAACCCTTTAAGATTTTCTTCATACGAGCCGCCAAGGACAAGAAGCTCTGGGAACTTTCCAGCAACAAGATCCATTGCCTGTGATACACTTATGCCAAGAGACTTGCTATAAGATAAGGTCATGTCGGTAAGTTTCTTTGTTGCATCTTTGACGTTTTCAGCAGTAATTTTCCCCTTCATTTGCTGCGTAATGATTTTCACTAACGCAGAATTGAACTTCTCACTACTTGCGCCTGCTTTCGTAAAAATAGTTGCCTGTGCAGCTAATTGCATGGCGCGCTCTTTATTCGCGGCATTGGCCTTTTTCGATAAAGCTTCGTCTTTGGTCATCAGCCTGCTATATATACCTTGCTCTCCGGCAAGAGTTTTTACCTGTTCACCGACCTCTTTATATGTTATTCCCAACTTACTTAATTGGGGCTCAACATTTCCATAATGTTTAATAAGGTCTTTAGCGAGGTGTTCCTGCATGCCAAGAGCGAGAGTGGTGTTTTTCACCACCTCTGTAAACTCAGCAAATCCCTTTGCAGGACCAGTGGCTCCAGCGACCATTTCTTTTATGTATCCTGCGGCGCCAGTAGCCATCTTTCCCGGACCAGTAACGCCAACAATGCCTGCCAACAAAGTTGTTGAAATTGCGGTTTTAATTTTTTCCTGAATTTCTGGTGGAAAAAGTTTGCCTGCGTCAATGGGCTTCGTTTCTGGAGGAGCTGGCATCTCTCCGGGAAATCTAGTTGGGTCTTTCTTGGCGTCGTCTTTCTTGGGAGGCGGTGGCGGTGGCTTATCTTTACCCAACTTCTCTTTGAGCGCATTGAGAACTTTAGTTTGCTCATTTAAAACTGGGATTAACTTATTCGTCAGTATTTCTGTTAGCAGCTTTTCAGTCATTCCTGTGGCCCCTTGATATTAATTAGTTTAACGTAAATTATTTTCTCTGGCCTCAGATTCTGCGTTCTTCTGTGAAATAAATTCTTCAAAGAGCCAAGCTCTCAGTGCAACTGGTAGATTATAAAGTTCCAAAAAAGACCAACTTGCATGACTTTTAAATGCAATAAATAGCTTATACACCTCTTTCATATAATCAGAGCTTAGGCCAAAAAAACTGTGCCGTCATGGGCATCTCTCTCCTTTCTGTAACAAAACAGCTCTTACACTCTATATCAAGAGAAAAATCAATATCAGGTTTCATTTCAGCATAACAATCCCTGATATAGTTTGCGTCTTGCGAAGGCATGTTCTCAATAAAATGGTTTACATCGCCTTCTGCTGAATCTATACCGTTAATAGATGAAATTATAAATTTTAAAAAAGTTGTAATTCTGCTGTCTCCCAAGCCTAGATTTTTTATTTTTTCAATCTCTTTGGCTAAGACTTCCTCTTCATGGGAATTTAGAAATCTCACCTCTGCTTTGAATTTTGTTTTTGGCAAATCAAGCTGTGTCAATCTAGACTCATAATTAACTTGTTTATTTTTGATTTCCAGCAAGTCGAATGTAATCTCATTTGATGAGCCACACTTGGAGCACAAAGAGGCCGCTTTGTACTCATTGCCATATGCATGAATTCTAGCATTTAGCAGAATCGCATTTTTATCTCCAGCAAATAATGTTTTTACATTTATGCTCTTGTCGAGAAGCAGACTTTGAACCAAGTGATCTAAAACAAGCCCCTTTTCGATTAAAGTAGCCGAAGTTAAGATATCTTCTTCCCTTGCAGTCATTTGTTTAATCTCAACAAATTCTTTACCGTACAAGGGGTGATCCTCTGGGTATAGGAGGCCCTTACTTGGCAAGTCTACTATCTCTGTTGGAATCACATAGCTTAAGCCGCCCACACTCGTTTGTGGAACATGGGAGGGTTGGGGATTCCCAATCCTTTCATCATTCTGTCTCATATTTACCTCTTTTTATTATTGTTTAAACAGCACTTTTTTCATATTTAAAATTATTATAATCCACTGATAATTTAATCATGGAAAAATCATTAGAGCCGTAATCAAATCCTCCAAAATCTGCGGAAGTAATAATTGGTCTAATAATTGTCCAAACGCCCACAACATTCTCGCCTAAAAAATTAGCTGCAGTTGACGCTGAATCTGCTAAATTTCCCAAACTAAGGTTTCCGCTCAACAAGTCACCGGCAACATCAGTAACGGCAGAAACAATACTGCTTGCTGTTCTCTCTGCTTCTCCTCTTTTGTGAGGGGCAAGTTCTAAGATTTGCATATTGGGCATCCTTAGTAAGTCTTTTGTAATTTCTAAAACGCCTCGGGTTCGCTCATTTGATTGCGCCGTGTATCCCCCCGCAGTTAACATATCAAAAATAGTTTGAGATTTATTTAACGTATTCAAAAAGTTATCTGCCAATTCTTGGTCATAAGCATCAATAATAGTTATATTAATTGAATTCAGACCGTAATCATTTTTATAATGATTTTCAGTCTTCATTGTACCATTTTTTAATAATTTTTTAACCTTTTGTGATGAAATACTTGTTAACGATGGTTTTGTCATGCTTTGAATAAGAAAAGGCTGAACGAAGTCTGTGATGCCAATTGCCTGAAATGGGCGCTTGGGCTCGATATATGTTTTTTTATTAACTGATGACCAGAAGTGAGACATTTAAAGGCCCCCTACAGGATAGATTTAATCTTACCAGTGGCGGGGTCAAAATTACCTGCAAATTCTGCATAATCATAAGAGATGGTAAGTTTCAACTGAACTAAATCTTCACTTGTGTAGTTCAATGAGCCGAATTCGACGTTACTAACCCACGCATTGGCAAGGCTCCACTCTTCAATAATTCTTGGAGGAATAATTCGTCCTTCTTTATCTGGGTTTCCACCGGCATCAATTTGTTGAATTCGGGGTTTCCCAAGCGAATTGACAGCACTTGCCTTAGCGAATGAGAATCTTGCATCTTGCTCGGTTTCTGGTTTTCGATATCCAGACGCCTGAACGATTCGAGCTAAAATGCCAGACATATCAGGATTAATCGGGTCAATAAGGGTAACGTTAACATCATTCCACGTTGCTCGGCCCGGATATTTAAACGTGTGAATCATAAAGTTAACAGCGGTTGAAGTAATTTGAAACGATGGCTTGTTTACGTCTCTAATCGCATAAGTCGTTGGGGCAGATGATTCAGCGTCTCCCGTAACGGCTGGTAGATACAGAATCCATCTAAAAGCTCGTTTAGGTTCAACTGCGGTATTATTCCAGAATGGCATTTTATAAGGTCTCCTCAATCTCTATTTTTAAATAGTTATTATTTTTTTTAATCATCAAAAGCTGCTCCACTATCTGTAATAATAAAGTCGATTGCAATGAATTCAATCGCACGGGCCGGTTTGACATAGATCTTAGCATAAAGAATATTTCTGTCAACCAAATCTGGCGTTGTGGTCGTTTCATCCAAAATAACCTTATAATCTGTAAGACCCAATCCAGCTTTTACGCCACTCAAGAAAGTTTCTGCTTGTCCTCGGAACTTGTTCCAAGTTACTTGAACATTTTGATCGAATAACAAAGTTGCTGCAATTCTTGAAATTTCACGTTTCAAGAAAATTGTCAGCCTTCGAACATTAATTCGATCAAGCGCTGAAGGCGTTGCCTGAAGTGTCTTTTGACCAAAGATAACGATGCCCTCTGCTGGGAAGGTTGCAATCGGATTAATATTGTTTTCATACAACTTGTCGCGATCCTTTGAGGTCAGACGCTGGCGGACTCCAATGACCGGGATTCCGGCTGCATTATTGGCCGATAAACCGCCTCGGGTAAATCCTGCGGGAGCAAACCAAAGCTCTGAAACTGCCTCGGAATATGCCAAGGCTCCAATTGCCGCAACTGAAGGGGGTGCCCAAAGCGTTGCGCCATTAACATTATCTCGAATCTGAACCCAAGGATAGTAGGCAGCGCCGTAACTTGAGTTTAGCTTTAGATTTTGTTGCATATTATCAACTGTACTTTCAACGCTTCCCAAGCGATCTTCTATGGACTGCGTTCCCTCGGTATCTGGAACAAAGCCACCCTGCGGGTCGATAATGGCAAGAGCGTCTCCACGACTCTCTGCGGTTCGAACAAGTTTGCTGTTCAAACTATTATTCGTGATACCGGGCATAGCAACCAAGTTAAACTCAGTTCTTTCCGGATCTCGCAACGAGTCAATTGCGACATTAATCGAATTGTATGCATAGTTTGTTGTTTCTGTTCCTCCGTCGTCCAAAAGAGTATTACGGAAGGGTTCTCGCTCCATGATGTCTAAAGCATCGAAACCGCCGTGTAAACACGTTGTGAAGCGATCAAAACCAGCATCCAGTACGTTTTCATACGAAGCAGTTGCCGCGTTGATTGGTACATTCGTCAATCCTGCAGATGACGTGTGGTTGGTATATGCCGTTCTATTTGTACGAGCAGTGGCATCATAAACCGCATTTACTGCATAGGCACCAGATACATCTGCTCCGCCTTCGGCATAAGACTCGGAAACATTTACGTTTCTGATGTTGTCAAGTGAGAATACCCAAGAATTCTCTGTAGTTGTATCATCTGCAACGTGAGAGTCAAGAGTATCTGGTTTTGCCCGAATAACATCAAGGGTTGTTTTGTCAAATTCGTTAGAATTGAAAGTTGTATCAACACCGAAGTAAGCATCGGTAGGATCTATAACAAATCCTTCAGAACTTGATACCCTCAAGCGAAGCTCGGGGAAAGTCACTTTAGTTGGGCGCACAGTGTGCGAGGAACCAGTAAACAACACCTGACTCACTGGGTCAGCTGGTCGGGCTCCAGCATAAGCCAAGCCTTCGTATACAAAAGTTCCAGCAGTTCCCGGATCATCACCATTATAAGTAAGAAGTGTTCCGCTTGGGGACACTTGGTATCCTTTGTACTGGGGAGGGCCAAAGACACCAAATGGTAACAACAATGGGTTTGTCACGGCATCTGAAACATCTGATGCCATTTCAACTCTAATATAATCAGAGTTATTGGCATAATCGCCATATTCTTTATACCGTCTTGAGTCATAATCCCACTTTTCATACTTGTCGCCAATTCTTTTAGCAACATAGTTGTCAGAAGCAGGATTCAAATTACAATTATTAAATTGTTCAAGAATCACAGGGGCAGCATCAGTATCCTTGATGTCTCGAATCGCCACTGTGAATGTGCCGTACTCGCTTGTGGGGTCACTTGATTTGCGAAGATCTTTAATTGAAATTTTAACCTTTCTTTGGACATCTTCGCGAGTAAGGCGACCTACGAGACGGAACAGTTTAGTCATGCTAGAGGGGGAATAACTTGCAAAGTTCGTCGAAAGATCTTGAGAAATAAACCAACCAGTTTTAGCAATCGCTCCTTTGTTCGCATTAATTTTAGTATAACTAAATCTATAATCGCCACCAACAGCAGTTGTTTTATCTGGGGTGGTGAGTGGAGCAATCCAGCCGTACAAGTGGTTTTTACTTGTCTCCGTAATATCGTTTTTTACAATCCCCTCAAAAGTCTCTCCAAGGAAATAGCTTTCGGTGTTCTCAACAATTGTTGAGTTGGTGAGAGTGGGATTAGTATTAAATCTTTTTCGAATATAACGTGGTGAGTTTGAGTTAAAGTCAAACGATGTCTCTTCAACAACCGTTGATCCGTTATTTGTGATTCTCACCTTAAATGTTTTGTTGTCTGCGACCGGTCTCACTTGAATACCGGCGCTTGAAGTATTGGTGTATTTGCCCGGACTGCTAAAGCAAGTTCCTGACAATTCAATGGTGCCTTGATCAAGATACCAAATGGCTGCAAGCGTTCCGCTTGACATGGACCAAGTTCCAGACACCGGAACATTACTCGCGCTATGGTATTGTGTGGAGCCGTCAGAGCCAGTAATTGATAAAAATCTCTGGTTTAAAGTTGCACCTCGATTAAGGCCAGAGCCACTAATAGCAATTGTTGCCTCTGGAAACGGTGCAGTAAAAGTAATTGTGTTATCTGAGCTTGTGGCTGACCATCCATGACCTTGGCCATCAATTGTTCCGCTGTTAACTGCCAAAACAATATTTGCAGCAATTTCGGTATCTGTAAGGCCATTTCCGCCCATGGAACCAGTTGCGTAAGATGCGGAGTGGGCATATCCAGCGTTGGATGTGCTGGGCATTCCCATCGCACCAGTAATCGTAGCTTTTACATTTCCACTAAGAATAAGAGAAGAACTAAGAGCCGTTGCAACTGCGGAAAAGCCACCCGACGAGCCACTCATCAAAATAGTAGAAGTGACACTTAAATCTTCAGAATGTTCGGCAATAAAAAGACCGAATGCGCCACCTTGAGAAGTGGCGGTTACATTTGGTGTTGTGTTGTCTGTTTTCCAACCTGCATAAGCTGTTTCTGCGCTCGCATCTTTATGGGTTTCCCCAACAAGACGAACAACTGTGACCGGGGAATTATTTCTAAGATATGCCTGAGCAGCGTATGCCGCGTAAGTAGGAGCAGTGTAGTTACCTTCACGAAAAACGTCACCGCCTTTGCCACCCGGAATTGGGTCGCCAAATACTTCAACAAATTGCTCGAATGAATCTACTTGAACTGGTTTTAAGGCTGGTCCCCTTTCAAATCTACCAATTAGTGCAGGACCAACATCTGCTGGTAGTCCCGGTAGCTGAGATCTATCAATTTCATTGATAAATACTCCCGGTGAAATAAACTTAAATTTACGTGAAGACATGAAATAATTCTCCTTACAGGTTTTTTTTAATTACATGTTATGTCTTAATAAATAGTTTTGTTTTTGTCAAAGTGCTTTATCAATCGCGGTAAAAGCCACTGTTGGGGTCAAAGTCTTGAATATCTCCAAAAATAACACGCTCACGAGGTATTTTCACCCTAACTGCGTTTTCTCTTTTTATGACTTTCGGGCGGATCTGGTTATTCCCTTCGCCCATTAAATAACCCAACACGGTAAAGCTAATTGTGCTTGTATAAATCCTTTCGCTTTCGGTAAAAGAGGCTACATTATTTTGTTGCGCAAACGTTCCATCAAAAAAGCCTTCGTATTTGTGGCCCTTGTTACCAATCACAAAAGCTTTAGAATATCCACCTGTTGTTATAAATGGTTCAATCATTTCATTGACTTGCTGAATATAATTGCTTTTCAAGGTCACAGTGTAGCTTAAATTAACAAAAATTGGCCTTGGGACATAAAAACTCACCACAACAACTTGTTTATTGTTGTTGCCCGGATAATATGCCTGACCATTGGATGTGCGTCTGATATCGTCTAGGTCTTTTATGTTGTTCGCTGCTGCAAAATTATTAGTTTTATCCCTAACAATTTTTTTGTTAACCTGAATATATCCGCCATGAATAGAATCTATGAATAACGGCGATGGGCCAATAAACGAGCCTTCTTTTAGACCACTTGCGCTTTTTTGTGTATTTGTTCTTTCAAGGCTTATAAGTGGAAATCGTAATGTACCTTGTTCATCTCTGGTGTCAAAAGCTTTCGATTCTTTAACCAAAAAAGCCCTCTCTGCGCTGGCAAAGAGTACCGGCACCTTTTTAAACCCATCATTAGACGTTGCGAACACATTTATTTGTTCATCAAGAAATCGAAACATCGCAACATCTATATTTTCTAATGTTGACGGCTCAATTTCGATATCTTTTAAAATATCATCAGCGTTTTCAATACCAGTGAAATTATCATCATTTGCCATTAAATAAGCCCTCACGTGCTTTAATACACTTTGCTTGGATTTCCATAAAGTGCTCGACTTGGCCAAATATGGGAGAAAGCTCGCTTACCGTTAAAATCTCATAAAATTGATCGTCATATAAAACAAAATCGCCCTCTCTGACAAAAAGGTCTTGATCTTCCGTGAGCCTTCTGCGGTGAAAATTAACATTTAATTGTGCTCTTCGGTCGACGCCAAAATTGGTAATTTCAGTCGTATATCCGCCCCACTCTACTAGGGCATAAACACGAATAGGGCTCAAAAAGGTTTTTTTAATCGCTTCGCCATAAATTGGATGAAAATCAGTATGAACAGTGCTTATTGGATAATAGGTGACCGCTTGGCCGACGACCCTTTCAATGACCTCATCATTAACCTGCTTTACAAGGTCGCGTTCCTTTTTTCCCAAGAATAAGGGAGGGGGCGGCTGAGTTGGTTGTGTCCATTTGTTTTTTTTGTCTGACATCTCTCATGTTACCCCGTATAAATTAGATTTGGAATCTTAGTTTGAAGCTTATTAAGCGATTCTGCCATTTCAGCATCAGTAGCCGTAATTTTAGCGTATGTAAGTTCATCAAATATTGTTTTAAGCTCCTCTCGAAGCTTTTCTTGTTCTGTGGTTGCTTGCGTGATCAAAGCAGGTCCATTTAGGGTCACAGTTTGGTTTGGAATTGGCACCGAAGCAAACTTTGATCTTATGTTGCCAAGCATCTCTTTGCACAAGGCCAATGTAAATCTTCGAATCCACTGTTTTCCTATGGAATTGATCTTTTGAAATGGAATATTTTCAAACGGCAGTGTGTTAATATTATTAACCCCATCAACGCCTGTTTTCGTGCCCGAATCTTCGGCCCAAGGAGTGTCAGAATCAACAAAAAACTGAACCCAAAGCTTTCTAGGGCCAACCGTGGTCACTTTTGGGAAAATTCTTATCTTATTGTCCTTAACTTCGTATGAATAGTGGCTGTTTCTAGTATAAATGGCATCTTCAAAGGCCATTGCTTGTGCTTTGTTTTCCCAGACAGGAACTAGCTGAAATGTGGCATCATCTGTAAATTGGCCATAGCTAGAAAGATTGCCAACAACATTTAAGCCACCATAATAACCATAGAATCTCCACATTGCCTGTGGGGTCTTATAGTAAACTTTAGTGATATTAACCCTGTTATCCCCTACTTTACCATAATAAGATAGACTAGAGGTTGTTGCGGCTGAAGAGGAAATAATGCTCTGTAAATCATAATCTTGAACGTCTTCTTGAACTTGAAAACTAGCGGAATAAAGCGGACTACTGCCTCCGAGACCAGCTTCTGTGGCAAAGCCATGACCTGCCCTGCGTGCATGAGTAAAAGTATATTTTGGGAACTTTAAACTGATATTTGAGCCAGATAGGTCATCCCCCGATTGCAATTGGCCATCTTCATTGAATGAGCCCGTGTTTGCGCCAAGCAAATCTTTTAAACTATTTTTTGCTTGATGAATGTTAAGTAAATACGAATATTCTAAACATGCCTCTTGATAAGCAGAAAAAACCTGCTCTTGAGTCAGCTCAATATCAAGGACATCACCACCTAATTTCTTATATGTATATGCTACTTGATCTGCTGCACCAGATAAGAAATAAGCATCGTCTGTATAAACTGAAAAGGGCAGTGAAGCGTCATCGACATCGCTTGCTAGGCTTGATGACGGTAGTGTAACAGCGCTTGTTGTTGATACAGGTCTTAAAATCGGTAAAGCCATTCTTCTTGGTTCTCCTAGCTAAAGGTAATTAGTGTGAACCGAATAGAAAGTTTACTTAGTGCCGGTGGTTTTATTGACAGTTGTCTTTTTAGCCTTTTTCTTCCAAGGTGCGGGTGTTGGCTTGGGTTTGGCAGTGACTGTTGTGGGTTCAACAACAGCTTCTTCTGTTTTTGCTTCTGTTACGGGAACTTCCTCTTCAACATCTACTTTTGACGACAAAGAGGGATGAAGGTTGTATTTTTTACCAAATTTCTTTTTATTGGCGATGATGCGTCTTTTCTTGCCCATAATATATTCTCCTTTGTTTTATAATTAGTTATTAAAAATCAAAATCTCAAAAAATTGGGCCGCGCTGTTTTTAGCAGATCTTGTTTTTGAACATGAATTTGTTTTTTGAAAAAACCCCCTCCGAAGAGGGGGTAAAACATAAAGATATATTTTATATCTACTTAAAGAATTATTATGTCGTCGCGAACGGAGTTGCTTCAGAACCACCACTTTGGATCACAACACCTTCAACCTTCCACACATCAGCAGCTATATTTGTAACTGTGAACTGGCTTCCGGGATGTCCTTGTGCAACACTATTCATGTTGATAGATGCAAAAGCGTCTCCAACTAGGGCGTTCCACGCTTTGGTTGCGTTGTCATCGTCGTTGTCACCAGCTAGAAGAACACCAATCATATCTTCATTGCTTGTATCACTACATACAACTTTTTGTCCAGTTCCTTGGAAATTAGAAATAAACGAATAAGTTACTCCAATTATATCGCCATCTCCAGAATCTGGTAATGTTATAGTCGCTGCGGCATCAGCAAAAACAAACAACTTCCCAGAGTCGTTCGCAGTCAAACTCGTATTAGCGGTTACGCTCTCTACGTCGATCTTTCCACCAATCAGTTTGGTGCCGTTTAAGTTTAAGTCTCTCTTTAAATTTTCTATTAGTGCTTGGGTCCTTTTAAGACCTACTCGCTTTGTTCCCATTTTTTAAAACCCTCCCTTGGCTTTTCGCCATTTATAATCATGTTAAAAAACACGGGTGAACCTCGAAAGATTCAGAGGTAAGTAGAATAAAAAATAAGTTGCAGTACATCATTTTTATATAAAAAAAAAGAAAAGCCTTGACCCAATTAAGAGCCAAGGCTAATCTGTGATTGATTACAATCTGTTAGCTATTTCTAGCTTGCGCCTTCCTCACCGAGCAAGCCACGAACAACAACAAGACCGTACAAGTCCGGTCGAACCATTTTCTTGGCATAGCGAGTCATGACACCCTTACGTGGCACGAAGTCTTCCACACCAAAGATGGTGGGAGTAACTTGTAGCGGAACATAAGGAGAATATACATAACCACTCTCAAGGAAGCTCTTGCCCTTACGCCCTACGAGAATAAGATTTCGTGGGAAGTAAGGATCGACATACACGTCGTAACGCTTGCTAAGAGTACCAACCTGTTGAGTACCGGCAGTTCCCTTTGCATCGTCATTAGTGACGTTTGCGCGGAATCCACTTGTGAACTCAAGAATATTTGCAACCTCTGGTGAAGTTACAAGGAAGTTGGCGCCGCCGCGCAGAGTTTTACGGTGAATCTGTGCGGAGACATCATTGATAGTCTCGCCAAGAGTCTCGTACCACTCAGAAACGGTACCGGTGAAGTCAGGGGCAGCAGAGCTTGCGCCTAATTCGCCACCAGTTTTCTTATCGACAAACAAGCCGGGTGAACGCGACCAGTGATAAACCGCAGCGCTTGCACCACGAGTAAGATCAGTAAGAATCTCACGATCAATCTCAAGAGCAATCTGCTCAGAAAGAATTGATGTAAGCTCAACCTCTGCATCCAAGTTATGGTATGCATTAAGGTCCTGACCAAGTTCTGGTGTCCACTTAGCTTTCAGCTTTTTCGTGACCGCTGTGACGGACACGGAGTCGACTTTCAGGTTAATCTCAGGAATGTCGGAAGTGTTTTCCAATCCCCAATCATCTGTACCGACAACAGCTCCAATATCATTTCCAGCAGCCGCATTTGCATCGCCGTCAAAGTTATCTTGAATTGGAATCAACAACTTGCCACCTTCGCGGCCCTTGATTACGGTAAAGCACTCTCCAAGGCCCACAGCGGAGACCGTTTCGCTTGCCAAAACCACAAGAATGGTAGAGGCGCCGCGATCAGGGGAACCACCAGCCGACGAAGAATTAAATTGTGTCAATCGACGGACATGGTTAGTCGAGCCAGTGTGCTTAAAGTGGAGCGCAGTGAGATCATCAAGATTCATTTTCGAACCATTTGAACTTGTAAGGTCTGCGACCGGCATTGTACCAATTGCAAAATTAGTTGTACCAGAGACAAAATCCGGATCGTATTGCAAGATACTATAAACCGTATCAACTTGCGCCTGTGTCATGCCGGTTGCACCAGCATTGATCCCTGCGTCACGGGTGCCCTCTGTTCCGGCGCCATATGAGCCAGAATAAAGACACTTGAAAGTCGCAGCGGCAATTGCATCGTGATCAGTCGATGACGACGGTGAAGAAAAACCATTGGTAAGGTTATAGAACTGACCTGCGTTAGTTCCCTGATTACCCGTTAAATCAACACCACCAGTTACCTGCTGACCGACTACGTTACCACCATAAAGTGATTTTCCGGAGCCGGGACCAAGACCATCACGATCAAACGTAAAGTCAAGGAAAAAGATGAGACCACTAGGTAGACTCATTGGTTGTACGCTAACAAGATCATTAGCGATCAAAGAACCGAATACACGACGAACGATTGGAAACGCAACAGCTGCGAAACCTTCGACATCACCACCGGCCATCGTTGAGGCAGATTCTCGAAGAAGCTCTTTGGCTTGGTTTTCGAGCAATCGTGCCATATTATTTTTATCAGTGTCGCCTTGGATACCTTCAAGAAGACCTGTACTCTCCCATTTATTGAGAAGAGCAGCACCTTCCTTACTCATATCGCGAGAGACGATACCTTCTGTAAGTTTTTGGATAATGGACATTTTTTAACTCCTCCTTATTAAATTGTTAATAAATTATTTAAGTCCAGCGAGAATTTTCATTCTCTCAGCAAAAGGACTGCTGTCCTTTCGTTTTTCCTCTTTACGAGGAAGAAATGCTGAAGAACTTCGAGTGACCACTTCGTTCAGTGATTCTGGCGCTTTTCTAGATTTAGATTTCACGCTCCCCACTGTACTTTGAAGAGTTTCAAAAATGATTTTTGCTTCTTCAACAGAATTTGTATTTTGAATAGCTTCGACAATTTTATCTTTCTGCCGCTCATTCAGGGAGATACTATCTAAAACACGATTTTGATATAGTAATTTTGCGTTTAACAAATTACTTTCATTAAGCTTGTTTTTAAGCTTGTTAATGACTGTGCCATATTTACTAAGTTTATTTTCTAATAGCTGGGCTTTGCTATTAAGCAATTTACGCTCTTTTAGCAACGCTTTATTTTTACGTTGAGTGCGTTTTGTTTCGTAATAAATTTCGGAATCCTCTTCCAGTTCAATTTCCTCTTCGAAAACATCTAAATCTTCATCAAGATTGTCCTCTTCTAAATTAATAGACTCATAGTTGTCTTCTTCAAGTTCGACTTCTTCGAGGGCTGAATCAAACAAATCCTCTTCAAGTTCAACTTCTTCAAGGGCTGAATCAAAAATATCTTCATCAAACAAATCTATTTCTTCGTCGAGGCCCTCTTCTCCCCAATAGCCTTCAGGGTAAGAAGTCGGACTAATCGGTAATGTTTCTCCGGTTTCTGGGTCTCGCTCATAACGAGGGTCTCCGGCCTCTGCTCGGGCAAGTTCGGAATCTGCTCGGAGTGATGGCCAATCGTATGTCGGGCGATCATCGTCTTCCTCAAACAAATCTTCGTCAAGTTGAACATCTTCATCAAACAAATCTTCGTCTAAAATATCTTCTTCGAGACCAAAAGGATCGTAGTCTTCTTCCATCACATCTTCTTCTTCAAAAAAGATTGACTCTTTAAGCTCTGCATTTAATTCTTTAAGTAATTCTTCGTCTGACATAATATTTAATGACTCCTCAAGATGTCTAAGGTCGAGATCAATATACTCATCTTCGCTAGTTGTTTGTAAAAACGGAATTTGTTCCAAAAGAGAATCAATTTGTTCTTGATTTGCTGGCTCTTCTTCTCCGCCCATATCTCCGCCCATGTCACCGCCCATTGCAGGGTCGGCAGCTGGGTCCATGCCCATGTCACCACCAAAATCCATTTCTTCTTGTTCTAGGATTTTATCAACAGCTTCTTTAATTTCACTCTGATATTTTTCAATGACCGCTTCCTGCGCGTTCTTTTGGGCAGCTTCTTTTAGTTCTTTTGCATCGATGATTGCTTGTTCTAGCATAGAAGACATACATTTGCTCCTTTTTATATGATTAATTAGTTTAAATTATGTATAAATACCATTTTTTATTAGCGTTCTTTGAAGGGAGTTCTTTTTTGATGAGCTTTTTGAATTACTTTTTTTCTCCTTCGTCGCTCTTTTTTTCTTTTCTCGGACGGTTTTTCATAAAAACGACGATTTAAAACACTCTCGATAATTCTTTCTTTTTTAACTTTTTTCTTGAAACGCTTTATCATCCTTTCTAAAGGTTCGTCAGCAAATCTTGGTTTAATTTCCACTCTAACCGGGCGTGGCATAAAAGCCTCCTAAATCATATCGCGCCAATTTCTTCCTGCGATGGCCATAATCCCATTTAAATCAACGCCGGGGTCATTCGGGTCAACACCAGACAAGGCACCGGCTTGAGAAGCTGGTGAGGAATTGCCAGCTTTTGGGATCGGCTCAGTACCTTCAAAAATATTAGTGCCAAATCCTGCAGCATCTAGTATTTTTCTCCTTTTTTCTTTCAAGAGTTCTTGTTTTTCAGCTAAAAGCTGTTGATATTTCTCATCATTTTCGGGCTGGACCTTTGGGGTGGATTTATTTTCAACAACAAGGTTTGAAGCCAGTCCTTTTGTGACCTCAGAAACCACATTTGACAATAAACCTCCCTCAAGGAGAACATCCTTAACACACTCTTTTACGATTGGTTTTAAAATTCTTTTTAATTCTGATTTTTTCATAAATTATCCTAGTTTAATGGCATTTAGTGCTCGATTGATACGATCACCTCTGGTCAAATAATTATTTATAGCTGTTTGACCTTCTTTAAGGTTTACACTGATAGTCCCTTTGTTTAGAATATAGGCTCCCGGAGCAGAAGGCTCCGAAACAGCGTCAAAACAAATTAATTGCAAATCAGGTTGAACCACTTGTACTGAATCTCCGTTACCGTCTTTTCCCTCTTTTAAGGAACCCAAGGCACGGGAAGAAAAGCCAAACTTTACCCCACTATCGTACAGTCCTCGTAGAATCTGACCCGCAGGAGTGCTCAAAACCTTAACCGTTCCAATAACATCATCGCCGTCCCACCAAATACGAGTAACCATGTGAGAGGCGTTCTTGAGATTAATGACTGAATCATCTGGGTGGTCACATTCGCCAAGGGCTCGGCGGTCTTGAATTAACTTTTGATAATTTTCAATTC